CTTTTGCATGTTGTGATTTACCTGAACTTCCCACTGCTTCACATAATTTAACTGACCTGAAACCAGAGTTAATACGGACTGCTTTACCGAAATGCTCTCTGACAGGTTGAAGAATATGGCAACAAAGATTTGTTAAATTGACAACTTCTTCCATCGTAGGTTCATTAGGTATGTTTCTACGTATAGCGGTATCTGAAAATGTCATTTCTTTTAACGAAAAATTCTTTGTCAGTTTCAAGTTTTGCTCCTAAAAAAGGCGGTCCGAAGACCGCCTCAAAAGTTATACTACTTTATGATCTACAACTTTCACTCCATCATTGATTGGAATTTCACGAGGTTTCTTTTCCTCAGGAATTACTCTTTCCAAGTCAATAGTAAGAAGCCCGTTATACAGGTCTGCACCCTTCACAACTACATCGTCGGATAGGGTAAATTTACGAGAAAATTGCCTCTTCGCAATTCCACGATGAAGGAAGTCATTTCCTTCCTCTTTTTCAGAGGGAACGGTCTTAATTGAAAGTGTGCCGTCCGCCACTTCTACCTGTAATTCGTCTTTTGAGAATCCAGCGAGTGCCATCTCTATTTGATACGCAAACTCACCAGTTTTTTTGATGTTATATGGAGGGTATCCTGTGCTTGCAGTAGCACCAGAATCAACATCAAATAGACGAGAGAAAAAAGAGTCAAATCCAACACTTGCCTGGAATGCTCTTTCAAAATCTCGGATGTTTTGTGGGAATGTTATAGACATTTGACTATTCAACATAATTATCTCCTATATTAGCGAGATTAGTTTTGGAGTTACGCAATGGCTAACTCCGTGTGGCAATATGCCACAAAAAGAGGTGCCCTAAATTGGCACACCTCATAACAACTATAATTCTATTTATAAAAAATTATACCACAGATTTCGGATTTGTCAAGTTCCTGTAGAGCCAAATCCACCATCTCTGTCAGTCTTTTGTTGTGGTCTCTCTTGAATTTTTTCAATAGAATAATATTCTGTTCTTCTTAACTCTGCTTGTGCAATTCTGTCACCATGACCTACTTCAATAGCATCATGACCTATATTAATCATTATACAGTTACATTCTTCTACGTAATCTTCATCTATGATGCCTACATTATTTGCAGTAATCAATCCATTTTTCAATGCATTACCAGAACGAGGATGTACTTTAATATAGTAACCAGGAGGTATGTCAAAAATAATTCCTGTTGGTATAAGATATCTCCACTGAGGTATCATATCAATACAATCTTGGTCTAAAATCATCTCTTTTTTATGACCATATTGATTATATGCTATGACAGTTTCACCTTTTCTGAGATACGCATTAAGATCAAAACATGCTGATTTTTCTGTTGCTAATGCTGGTATTTCAACATCATTATGCAAACGGAAAACACCTAATTTTTGTTGTATTTTAATTGAATCCACGGTACTCCAATAATCAACTGAATCGCCCATGTCAGGACTTCTTGCCAATATTATATTTGGGAGTAAGTGTCCACTCTTCTTTCTCTGAAAATGAAAGTATTTTTAATTGATTGAGAGATACAACAGGATCTTTTGTTTTTTCTGGCTCAACTATTGTAAGCAATTCCCATTCTGCTAAAAGATTTGTAATTGTATTTCTTCTTGCAATATCATTCTCTGAAAAATTTGTAGGCTTACCATCTAGTGCAAACAATTCCTTGAAATGCACAATATAATATTTCTGTTGTTTGTGTAGAATATGACAAGACTGATAAAGTGTCTTGTCTTTGCGTGATGCGACACCAATACGTGTTAGTGTCTCTTTGATTTTAAGGAAGTCATCCGATTCCTTTATTGTGACCTCTATCATTTGGTCGACACCATAAGTCATTTCACTCCTTTCATCCCGCCCTTATCTAAAACTATCTTCATCTGCTCTATATCTTCGGTTGTCAATAAGGGTAAAACTTCTTTTGCTCGTTTAATACTATAACCATAAAATTCCATAACGATTTCTAATAGTTCAGATTTCTCTGCTTTGTGCCATTTAGAGAATCGTTTTTTCTTCCTTATGGTATTTAGTAAGTAGGAGTTTTGTAGTTTCTTGTCAAGATGATGCCGAATATTCATCTCATTTGCATCCATAATAGTATCAAGAAAATACGATAGACCACGATTGATAATGAAAGGATTATATTGCTTTTCAACCTGATGATCAATATCATCAACCATCAGGTCTTTTTTGCCTTGATTTATTTCATTCAGAAAGTCAAATGGTGTCATAACATATTTTTTGGATCTGATTGTTCCATTTGTAGTTTCATTAATCTTCTTTGTTGCTCAATCATACCTTTGTGACTACATTGGCGTGAAACACCACTAATCTCTGCTACAAATTCAGGTGTAGTAGTTCCGTCATTATTCAATCTCTCAAATGTTTCAAGATCATATCTTCGTTCCATTGTTTCTACAATGCATGTTGAGATCTCAAACAATGTCTCTGGTAGAAAGGCTTGTCTTACTGCAGGATTCCATGACAATTTAGAAAAAGTCAATGAAATCCAAAAGTCTTTTCTTTCTTCTGGCCAACTAAATTGTTTTTGTGGTAACGAAACCGTAGCATTATCTGCAGGTTTGATTTCTTCAGTTTTTTGCGTACATCCATAACCAATACCTATCACCAAAGCCATAGCAAGTATTGATTGCTTAAACATTTTGTTCCTTAATTGAACTGACATTCTACCATTACTTCTGTAAGGCAAGCCACTAGATTCAATTCTTGGTCGGTCGCAAATGCAGATTTGTATTGATAGTCTGCCAGTATGAGTATTAATTGCGGAATTGAAGATGGTTGGACATACTCGGATGCAACATCATAGATCTTGCGAAAGATTTTCTGAGGATCATTATCAACATTATCTGCAACCCATTTACGAACATCATTGAACTTCTTCTCTTTCAATGCCCACATCAATTCTTTAAGATTGACTTCAGCAACTTGAGAGAGTATACCTGCATCAATTTTACCAGATGACGAATATTTCTGAAGTTCGTTTAGCACTCTCCTGTTATCAGGAAAATGTTTCATAATGACTTCAGCAACTACCTTTTTATCGTACTCTATCTTCTCTTCGTCTAATATATATCCAATTCTTCGCATGAATGCACCAGCCATTCTTTGCTTGTCATCAGCAATAACCTTGAAGTCTATGACCTGACATCTTGAATGCAGTGGTGATATAATACGATTTGCGTAATTACACGTAAGAATGAAAGTGCAATGCTTCTCAAACTCTTCAATGAAGGCTCTCAAAGCAGGTTGTGTAGATTGTGGGTTTAGATAATCTGCTTCATCAAGTATCACGACTTTGCTACCACCATCAAAACTCATAGTAGAAGCATAGCCACGAATTTTAGTTCGCAGAACATCAATACCTGATTCTTCTGAACCATTAATAAACAAGTAATCGCACCCAATCTCATTGCAAAGTGCTTTTGCAATAGTGGTTTTACCAGTACCTGGACCACCATTGAGAATGAGATTAGGAATACGACCTTGAGATTTGATACCCTCAAATACTTGCTTGATATGGTCTGGTAGGATACATTCCGAAATTTCTTTGGGACGATACTTTTCGACCCAAAGAAATGATTCACGATTTTGCATTATTAACCCTCAAAGTTTGAGTTTGGTTCAATTGCTACATGATATGTCAATTTACCATCATCAGACTCAAATTTGGAAAGACCACGAGCAGAAACAGATACAGTATAATTTCTACTCATCAATTTACTGAAATTTTCTACCTTGAAAATCATAGAAAATGTCTTGTCAGTTTCACCGATATCATAACTGAACTTGTCACTCATGGTGTTTTTGCTTTCACTTGCAACAAGTTTGATACGAGAACTGTCACCAACGATTGCAATCTCTGGCACACCAAGAACAAGTGCCGCCTTGACTACGGAATCATACACGGTGTTTGACATCTTGAATGTCACATCTACGGAAGGCAATGCTACCTCTTTGTTAGGTGGCCTCACAACTAGACTTGCATCACAATAAGAATAATTCACTTGTGTTTTGTCGCTTGTGAGAGTTAGATATTTGTCCTCAAATGAGATTTCAGGACTCTCAAAAAGAGAGTGGGCACCGAGAAATTTGTTGAGGTCGTAGATACCAAAATCAGAAGGAAATTCTTCTTCAACCGTTGCATCTACAAGTATCGACTTTTGTGGCGATACTGTCTTGATTGTTTTACCTTGCTCAAAAAAGATACCATTATTAATGGCAGAAAAATTTTTAAGAACTGCAAGGGTTTCTTCACTTAATTTCATAACAACTCCATATTGAATTAGTATTGTGCATATTATAACATATTACATTCATTTGTCAACTGTTTTTCTTTTTTACTTTCGATCTTCGCTCCTTTCTTGATTCGCTTTGTTTTTCAATATTTTCAATCTCTTGAACCGCTCTCGCATTTTCAATTTCTGTTTTTCTATCATTTCTTAATTGTTGTGCTTGTTGCATATTTCTATTTGCCCATTCATTAGACGAATCAACTCTTCCAAGATCTGCCATTGTACCATCAAAAACATAAGTTCCAATATGGCCGAGTTTCATCCATGGACATAACCAAATCTTAATACCAATATGCCTTGCCAATTGACAAAAGGCATAATCTTCTGACAAATATCGATCTGAATTGTTAGATGATCCCATAGGCATATATTTTTCATTATCAATAACAGTATCAAAATATGCATGAATGTATCGATCACCCTTAAAATGTTCGGAACGATTATGATCAGGTTTGTACTCAAATTGAGGATAAGCCTCTTTCCATTTAGAAAATACTTCTCTTCTACACATCATGAATCCTGTGCCAATTTCTAATACTTCTACTGGTTCATGGATTTGAAGTTCTTTTGTTCCTTGTACAGGGTTGAATACAAAATCACCTGTAAATTTTGATAGTTCATTGGGATCTTCATCAGCAATACCGACATCAACTGCGGTACGAATACGCTCCCATGCAATACACTTTTTACCGTATGGACCACCAATAATAGGTTTATCTTCTTGTTGTGAAAGCACTGCAAGAGACAAAACATCTTTTGGATTGAAATTAATATCTGAATCAATAAACATCAGATGAGTAAATTCTTCGGCTCTCAAAAACTCATCTACAAGATAGTTTCTTGCTCTCGTAATAAGTGATTCATTGAATATGAAGAAAAATCTACATTCAACTCCATAGTTTGCACACATTGTAGCGAGGTCAATGGCGGCTTTGGAATACATGCCAGCACATTGTCCACCATACATTGGTGTTGCTACAAATAATTTAATTTTTTGCAAGTCACTTGCTTTCACTTCTATATGCACATTACTCCTTATACATGCGGTTCAGTATGACCATGTGATTGCTCTGGTTTCACGTTGTCAGTATGACATTTATTATGTTGAATTTTTTTCTGTGGCCATATAAGAGCATATGCCATTGTAGTTAAGGAAATCACCGCCACGATTACCATGGCGATGAACATCATCATGAATATCATTTTTTTGGTCCGTACATAGAATGTGTAACACCAATTAAAAATATAACACTCACACCAATTCCGCAACCAAAGATGACTGCGGAATTAGGATCATTAAAAAAATCAATCAGTCCCATTCTCCTCTCTCCCAGTTTCAATAACCCTGAAAGCACCTAGAATTGACGGAACCCAAAGACCTACATAGATACCATACAATTTAGCATCAGGACTGTCCATAAAGAAAAACAAATAGATTGAGAGTGCTAATGATAGAACGGTTGCGATAAGCACATATTGATGTGATTTTTTCATTTTACCTTTCATTGTTATCCTAAAATAAGAAACTTCTTTATTTTAGTTTCATAAAGAATTTAATAAATTTTCTGGTTTTGTGACTTCATAAGGATCATCATCTAAACCCATTTGGTTGATACCATCCTCTCGCCACAGTTTTTCTACTTCCATGTCATTGATCACCATAGCATATCTCCAACTACGATAACCAAAATTTTGTGCTGGCTTCCATACCAACATATTCATGTCTCTTGTAAATTCACCACTGCCGTCTGGGATCATCTTGACATTTTCAATCTCAAGTTCTTTTGCCCATGCATTCATGACAAATGAATCATTTACTGAAAGACAATAAACTTCATCTATACCTTTTGCCTTGAAATCATCGTATAACGCTTCCAGACCTGGAAGTTGCATACTGCTTCAAGTAGGTGTAAAAGCACCTGGCAAAGATACTACTAAAACACGCTTACCTGCAAAATACTGGTGAGCGGTTTCAATAAACCAATCAGAACCTTTTCTAATCTTCCAATTAGTATTAGGAACTTTCATCTTCTGCTTCCTCCTTATCAAGAAAATATTGTAACATACCCTTATAATCACCAACAAACTCTCCTTTGATGAGAATTTGTGGAACTGTGGTTGATTTGGTGTGTTTCATAACTTCACCAAAAAAACGCTTATCAGAATTAATGACTGTATATTTCAGCCCTTTTTCTTCTAGATATTCTTTTGCTTTATCGCACCATTGACATTCGGGAACTGATTGGTGCCTTATGATTACGTTCCCTGTTAAATTGACTTGCATTATATTCTCACGAGTAAATAAAAAAATAGGCGAGTCTTTTGGACTCACCTATTATTTATGCATCAATTATAAAGGTGTTCTGTCATCAGAATCGACTTGGGATTCACCTCCTTCTGAAGTCTCTTCCGAAGGTTTTACAACATCACCATCAACCTTGGTGTACAGGTCAAGAAATGCCTGTTTTGTTTCGTCATCAAAACGATTGACACAAAGTTGAATCGCCTTCATTCGGTCACCGAAAATTTTAAATGCATTTACGATGTGAACAAGGCGTCTGGTAGCAACGATTTCATCAATGCCACCATCATAGAATGTCTTGCGGATGATGTCGGCCCAATCAACAAGTTTTTGTGCAAACTCATCATCAAGACACCCAAGTGACTGCATGATACCAACGAGGATTTTCTTCTCGGTAGCAGGAGTAGGATACTCTTGCTCAATGGTAATCGCAAATCTTTCGAGGAAAGCCTCATTGAGGATGTTAGTGCCGATGAAACGACCATCATCAGAACCTTTACCTTTGGTGTTTGCGGTAGCAATCACATTGAAACCAGTCTTGGGTTTGACAAAACGATTAATCTTTTTGA